GCCAAAAAGGGATTGCTGAGCGCTTTTTTAAAAGATTCCATCGCGACTCCATAGGCGATCACTGCCTTTCCAACGCGCATCAAAAACGAGCCAAGAACCTCCCCTACAGCTGAGATGACATTCCCACCTTCAACTGCTGCGGTTATTGCTGCTGTGATGCCTTGTGTCATCGCATCGGAAGCCATGCCCCCGATGTTAATCATTTCTTCTGAAGTGCCCTGCATCTCGCCCTTCAGACCCTGTAACTGTTGGATCTGTTTTCGTATCTTTGCGCGCTTCTCTGGGCTTCCAGCTTCTTCGAGTCTGGTGTTCAACTCGCTAAGAGCTGCATTTACATTTCCAATCGATTGTTGTTGTCCACGCTGCAATACGTTACCAATATCTAATTGCTCTTCTTGCTGGCCGCGCATCACCTTTTTCAGGTTCTTCAGGCGAGCCATCAATTTCAGTATTTCTCGTCGCCTCTTTTGTCCTATCGCTCTGGCAAACGCTTCAGACAGCCTCGTAAGTGAAGCATCTACTGTCTGAATTGATTGTTGGAGGCCACCTCGTATCGTATTTTGTGCTTCATCTATTGGTGTAGTTATCTCTTGTGCAGATGGGATCATTTCAGCTGGCTCAAGATCTCCACCTGCGAGCTCTTGGCGAAGCCGCTCCTTTTCGTTTGCCAGGTCAGACGTGGCCTTCTCTTCCTCTTCAAGTGTAGTAACACCAGCTTGCCGCAATGCGTTCTGGCGCCGCACCTCGTCGGCGATTTTATTGCGCTGCTTCTGCAAGGACTTTAAGCCACCTTCAAGGTCTTCTATTTCTTGCCTAGTTTCTGGGCTATCTCTGCGAAAATCACGAAGGATCGATACCAGGGCTTTGCGTGCATTTTGCGCTGGATTCTCAACTGCTTCGACAGTACTTACGATTTCCTTTATTTCATCGCCACGTGGCAAAATTTCCACATTCTGGCTGTCTAGTTCGTCAAGCGTTTTTATCGCAGTTCGTATGTTCTCCGCTGGGCTATCAGGAAAAATCTCCTGCGCCCTTAAGGCTCCGGGTCCCAACTCTATTGACTCAAGGCGCTGCTTGACCCTTTCTATATCAGCATCAATCTGGTCTAAATCCGCCTGCTCAAAGTCAAACAAGCTCCTGATTTCTTGCTTGACGTCGCTCGATGCTTCTTCTGCATCTTCAGCATCGCTGAGAAAAGAATCGAAGAAGGTATCAATCAATGGCCCGACAACTAAAAGAGCGGCCTGTAGCCCAAGGATTGCTCCGCCTGTCCCTTTGAGCGCACTCAACACTCCCCTAAGTGCCGACCTGGCACCGCCTGATTTTTGCGAGAGCTGCGCGAAGTTCTCGGCGACGAAGGAGATGTTGTTTGCTGCCCCGGCAAACCCAAACTGGGCGTCTTGAATCGCGTCGCCGGTCGAGAAAAGAATCTCATTGGCAGTGCCCCCGGTCGAGCTTACCTGCCTTTGAGCATCCGCCTGCTTCTCTGCAGCGCTGGCGGCCTCGCGTTGCGCATTTGCGGCTCGTTCGGCAGCCTGCTTCGTGTCGTTTTGCGCATCAGCACTCTGCTCCGACGCCGTGGCAAGGTCCTTTTGTGCATCTGCTCCCTGCTCTGCGGCGTTGGCGGCTTCCTTCTGCGCGTCCGCCTGTCTCTCCGCAGAGGCAGTGGCTTCGTCCTGGGCATCCTCCAGCTCCTCAAATGCGTCTCCTGCCGCCTCGACGCTCGTGATGGCGCCGTCGGCATCTGCGACGATTTTTACCTTGACCTCCTCAGCCATGTCGGGTCTCGTCCAGCTCGTCAAAAGAGTGCTGCACGCGCTTCTGCTCCAGGTAGGTCAGGGCGCGCTTGATTGGCCAGTCGCACACGACACGCTCGTAGTCGGCAGGGTCGAGGCGCGAAAGGGCGGCGTGTAAGCCCGCTGGCGTTCCTTCGGTATCCTCCGGCGTTGGATACCACTCTCCGAAATGCTCTGCCCAGAGCCCGATCAGGTGGTCGGCGCGCCGCCGGGCCAGCGACACGCCTTCATAAAATGGCTCACGACCACCGCAGCCAAGGCGCGGACGTGCCCCACAGGCATCTGCTCCCAGTTGTAATCATCGTAGTTCTCGACGGCAGACCGAAAAAACTCCAAGGTCTGCGGGAAGGGCGGGATGTCCGGGATCTCGACCTTTCCGCCATCGGAAAATACATCGTCCGGGTCCACACCCAGAAGCAGACACCCCTCGAACATCTGCTCCAAGGTGATCTCATCCTTGGGCACGAGGTCCAGATCGTATTCTTCCGAAATGTCGTGCTCTTCGTCGTCAGGCATCAGCTGTAGCTGGGCTCGTCACGGTAGTTCGCGGCCTCGGTGACGGACGTGGTGGTCACGGTGATCATCGTGCCTTTCAGTCCGTCCACTGTCGCCTCAGCGGTGTACACAACCGCACCGCTGTTTGGGGCACCGACAATCTTCGTCGGCTGCGAGCCGCCCTGCTCTTGGTAGGTCTCTTTGATCCACACGGGGTCTTCTTGGCCCTGCATAAATGAGATAAAGGCGTCCGACCCAGCGGTATCTTCGCGGATGAAATACGACTGCTCGAAGGCGCGGCCCACGTCTACAGGGCGCCCGAGGCTGTCCTCGGAGGTTTCTACCTCCTCCTCAAAGTCGTCTACCGCGCCCATGCGCAGAGCGGTCGTTTCGTTGGTCCCATCAAAGGGATCAGCAGAGCCCGATAGCGGCTCGGTCGTGGTGGCGTCGATCTTGACAAGTCTGCGGCTCAGGTCAGGCATTTTGCGTGATGTTGTTGTAGGAAGGCTCACTGAAGTAATTGTCTGCCTCGGTGACGCTGCTGGTTGTGGCAGTAATCATCGTGCCCTTCAGTCCGTCCACCGTTGCCTCGGCAGTGTAAATGCGCGCCCCCACCTCCGGCGCACCCACGATACGGTTTCGCTGGCTGCCTCCTTGCTCCTGGTATGTCTCGCGAATCCACGCTCGCTCTTTGCCCTTGAGGAACCCAACGATGGTCCCGTCTCCGGTGCTGGCGTCCTCACGTACGAAGTACGAGACCTCAAGCGTGCGGCCCACGTCTACAGGCCGCCCAAGGCTGTCCTCGGAGGTTTCCACTTCCTCCTCGAAGTCGTCTACCGCTCCCATACGGAGGGCCGCGGTCGCCTTCTCAAACGGGTCGCTGCTTTGCCCATCTGGGTCAAGGTCACTGGCGGCAAGCTTAACAATCCGGCGGCTCAAGTCAGGCATTTCAGGCAGGGGTGTCGGTAACGGTGATGGTGGCGGTCAGGCTGTGCACAACGTCTTGGAACGCTTCGTCCAGGGGCTGAATGTCAAGGGTCAGGTCGGTCGTCTCCACGTAGCGGCGGCCTGCGTTGTCGGTGTAGCTCCCCTCCGCGAGCGCCTCGATCATCGCTTGCGCAATCGGGTCCCACGTCGCTTGCGAGGAGGCCGCGTAGGTGTCTGCGTCTTCATACCGGAAGAAGAGTGTCGAAGTGTAGCTGTACTCCCGTTGGCGCAATCTGTCATCCGGTGCAGGGTCGGTCAAGGCAATCCCGGTGGGAAGCACCTCCAGGTAGTACAAGTCCTGCCCCATCAAATCCAGACGCTGAGAACGACTCAGGCCGCGGATCTGACGGAAGCGTCGCTCGGTCTGCACGTTAGCCCGCACGGCTTGCACTTCCGCGGCCAGGTACGAGAGCAGCCCTTCCCGAATGTCCTCTTCTGTGGCCATTACTCTGTGAGGGCGATGCGTAAAGCCTTGATCACGCCGTCTGCGATAATCTGACGGATCGTGTCGGTCTCATCGTCAAGCGCCGGGCGTAGGTAACTGCGGCGCGGGATGTTGCGGCTCGGGTCTCCGTATTCGTGCGTAGCAGCGTACGGGACGCGGGTTCCAATGGTAATCAGCACTTTTGTCCCATCCGTCCGGACGCGAGAGATCCCTTCCTGGCGGCCTTGGCTCCCCTCCCGCGCTCCGGTTAACGAGCGCACAAGGCGATCTGTCTGAATCCTGAGCGGGCCGGTATCATCCGGGTCACGTGGCCCGATCCGGTCTCGCTGCATGTAGGTTTGGGCCGACCTCTGCGATATCGCAAGCTGAGAATCTGCCAGCAGCTGATCTTCTACCTCCTCAAGCTGGCTTTGAAACCGCTTAAGGCGAGCGCTGTACTGCCCTGGGCTTGCCATTACTACAGATGAATGCGTCGCTTGTAGGTGTCAAGACGTCCCATCTCACGCGCTACAAAGGCAGGGTCTCGGCCCCGCACCGTGAGCGCATTCCCGGTTCCGATCGCCTGTTCCTTCTGCCCGATGCCGAGCGTCGCGTCAGCCGTCTCGCCCACGTAGTACAGCACGAGCCGAATGGTCACATCTGCGATGTCCCTCGGCAAGGGTTCCGGCTCCACTGTTGCCGCTGGCACCTCCTGCTGCACGTCGCTCAGGGTCTGGTCTTCGCGGCGAAACCCAGCAATGTAATCAATCCGAACATCGTCAGCATCGCCATAAATCTTACGTGACTCTCCTTCATATCCGGTCGTCTGCACCTCCGTCACGGGCCACTGCTCCGCCCACGCGCTGTAGGTGTCATCAATACGCTCCTCCTGCCACTGCTCCAGGTACACCTCCTGGGTGTGAGACGTCGCGATGAGCCTCCTGTTCAGATAGCTCTCCACCGACGCAGACACGCTGCTGATCACATCCACAACTGCCGTCTGCTCCTCGTCGATGGATCGATCGGACTCCATCGCCCGGCTTTTGACCTCTTCGTATGTCACCAGGTCATTATAGCTCATTCGATCCGTAGCTCTTCAAGTCGCTCTTGCGCCGCCTCTTCACCGCGCACAGTGTCCAGCTGCTCTCCGTCCGGCCCCAGCACATGCCACCACCCAGACCCCTGGTGCCGGATCTCGTAGCCATCACTAAGCGCAGGCTCCACCACACGTGCAGTGTAGAGACGATCCGGGAGGTGTTTAAACTCGCCGTCAGGGCTTCTCACGGTCTCGCCTTCGCTCCATGTGTATCGCGAGCCCGACACGGCACCAGTCGTCGCGCCGCGCCGGGTAAAAGTGTACTCGACCATGATGATCGCTTAGCTGGCAGCGGTTGTGAACTTCATGAACGCAGAATTAAAGTTAGCGTCCATGTCAAAGAAGCTCCGAACCTTGAGGGCGCGGAGGTCCTGTGTGAAGAGGTTGATGTCACTCCCCGTATCGGCGTCCTCCACGGTGCCCGTGCGCGCTTCTTCCGTCGTCAAGCCCTGGCCGAGCGCCATGTGCCAGTAGTCGCCATTCACGAGCACTCCAAAATCTGTGCCGGTGTTTTCGCCGGTCGCCGGCAGCACCTCGGTGTACAGAACCGGAATCCCATTAATGGTATCCACATCCCCGTCATCGTTGTACATGAAGAGGTACTCCCCACTGTCATCTTTCTTGGTGCGGAAGACCGCCTCCATGTCGGGATGAAAGATCAAGGTCAAGTTCTGGCGCGCCCCAGGATCAATCTCGTTTCGGGCAACGATGATGTCGTCTGGGTCAATATCTTCCGGCGCGGTGGAGCCGGAGGCAAGTGTCAGTTGGCCGACACCGCTACGACTGCCAGAAAGAATGCCCTGGATGCTGTTGTAGGTGGCACTTCCATCCCCATTCAACATCGAGTCATCCTCCGCGTGGGCGAAGGCGCGAGCGATGGCGCGGTTCACATCTTGGAGGATGCGAGCGCCCATCTCCACCTCAGCCTCGTAGGTCCAAGGCACGACCGTTGCCCACTTCTGCGGGTTCAGTTCGACGGCTTCAAAAGCGCGCTTGGTGCTGGTAATCGTGCCGCCCTCGGCCACGGCAGACGCCGAAGTCTCGGCCCCGGAGGCGCCAGGGACCCGCAGCGTTCCCGTGATCTGGGAAAAGGTGTTCACTACCTGCCGGGCAACGCCCACCTGGTCGGCCAGCTCCTCAATCGTCTGGCGCACCTCAGTGGGCAAAAGGAACTGTCCGTCGGCGTTCACAACGGTGCTGTAGTAGTCGCCACTCGACCGCGCCTGCTCGGCGGCGTCGGTGCCGTAATGCCCACCGCGCACTAGCTTCTCGGCGGCACTTTCGGCCTGGCGCTGGTTGCCACGAGCAAGCCCCCGCAGAAGTCGAAACGTCTGCGCGTCCCGCGTCTGCGGGCGCTCCAGCTTGTCGGTGGTGACCTGGGCTCCGCTGTCGGGCACCACATCAGTGGCGTCTTCCTGGTCCTTGGCAGCCTCCAGACGCTGATCAATAAGTCCTTCGAGTTTCTCTTCGAGAGAGTTAGACATTATGCTTTTCCGAGTTTGCGGTTGATGATACGATCGATGATCCGGACAAGCGTGTCCGCGTCGAGGTCTTCGTCGGGCGTATCATCGCGCTGCACCTCCGCAGAGCCGTCCGCCGTAGCGGGCCGCTCGGTCTCGGTGCGGGGCGTGGCCGCCGTAGCGGCAGTCCGAAAGGTCTTCATCTCCTCACGCACAGCAGAGCGCACCAGGGACTCAAGATCATCCCTGCTCCGCTGCACCACGAGCGCCCCGGCATCTGCCGGTACGCTCACAAAACTGAATTCCGTCATGTCGGCTTCCGTCACCACAGGCACTGAACGTCCTTCCACTTCCTGAACCTCGCTTTCCTCAGTGCGCCAGCCCAGCGAGACCGCAGACAAGAACCCGCGCTTGACCTTGCGCTTGATCTCCTGCGAGAAGGGGTCGTCATCCCACTCGACAGTGGCACGAATGCCTCCATCCACTCGCTGCATATCTACCGTGCGAGCAATCGGCACCGCGCCCCTTTGCGGGTCTGTGCCGTGGTTCCAGAGCACGACGGGGTTCCGCATGTAGTCCTCGGTGTCTACACCCTCGGCCCGGATCATCATTCCGTCACGGGCCAGGTCCTCCGTCATCACCTGCACTGTCGTACGCTCTCCGTCGCTGGCCATTCGGATCTCCGCGTCCGCCGTCCAACCTCGCTCTTCGTCCTCCATCATCCCGCCCGCTTCTTCGTCCGGGAAGGACTCGATCTTGGTGAGCGCCCCAGCCCGGTGGACGACCATCACGTCCGACGCTTCCCAGCCCTCCTCGCCTGGCTGATAGACGCGCACGCCAAAAGCAGGATCGTCCTCGGTACCCTCCATCGAAGGCCCTTCCGGCTCGGCGCTGATCGTGCCGTCCGTCTCTTTCATTTCGATCTCGCCGTAGGCATCCCCGCCGCTGGCGCTCCACTCAACGCGATCCCCTACCGAAAGGTCTTCAGGCTCAGCTCTCATTTCATCAGCTTCGTCAAGTGCAGTAGCTTTGCGATCGAACCAATCGATGCTGCGGCATCCGCCCCAAAGGAGTCGGCTCGTCACCTGTGCATCGCTGGCGCCTTCGTTGCAGTAGCTCTCGTTGCGCCCCCAGAAGGCATTGCCTTTGCGGACTTTCGCCTCAGTCAGCGGCTCGCCCTCGGCCATGCGCTGCGCCTCTCGCACCGTCGCCCCCTCAAGCCCGTCGCCGCCCTTCCCATCTTCGTGCATTTGCAGCCCTCGACGGGCAGCGTCCTGCATGTACTCTGGAGGCGTCGTGTCCACCTCCTCCGCCCGCTCAGCTTCGCTCGCCTCTATCGCTGCGATCTGCTGCTGGGCGTCGTACTGGGTTTCGTGACACCCCATCACCTCGCCGTCTGCATCTTTCACGACAGCGTACCCGTCACATCCCTCTATGTTTTGTTCGATGCTATACGGCATGGCGTGAGTAGTTGTTTGTAGATGTACTTTGCGGGCAAATACATGTTTCGAACCTACGGACCTTCAGTTTCAATCACACCCTCAATCGGACCAACATCAGCGTCTTGATCATCGCCGAAAGATGGGATCATCGAGCATCTGCAGTTGACAACGTTCTCAACGCTTACGGTTGGGTCGCCGGGGTGCATCATGTCTTCAAAGGGGTCCTCAGTCGTGGCCCTCACCTCAAACGGCGCCTCGGTTTCTTTGCGCTGCCCATTGGCTTCGCCGTGCCCCTCTCGCTGCCGCCCGTCCCGCGTCGTGAGCCATTCCTTAGCCTGGATGTTATTCCTCCGGAAGGAGTGCAGCTGCCCGCGCTCAAAGGCCGCGGTTGATGTGGTCCGTGCGATCGTCTTTGCGCGCTGCCGTCCCATGCCGTCTTCATCCTCTGTGCCGCCCTGGTACAGTTCCTGCACGCCGTCGATAACCGTATCCAAGTCCTTGCCTTCAGCGTAGCCCTCCGTTATGATCTCCGACAAGCGCGCTCTGCTCGTCTTCGGCACCTCTTCGAGCACGTCTTGCACTTGGCTCACCACCTCCTGCACGCCTGGCGCCTGTGGGTCGAACGGCGGTCCGTCTGCGTCAATGCGGAGCAAACCCGACTCAAAACCTTCCTCGATCGCGTTGATCATCGGTTCATTTAGGCGATCAATAAGCTCCTGAGCGGCTCGCACCATGTTGAGCAGGTCCCCGACAGAGATGTCGATCTCAAGCCGCCAGGCCCGGCGCTTCTTCTCCAAAGCCGTCAGCACCTGCTGTCGCTCCCAGTCGAAGTACTCCTCAGCGGCTTCGATCAGAGGCGGCTCGGTCTTCTGCTTCTCTTCGTCGATCGCGCGCCACTCCGCATCGAGCATCTCTTCGGTCATCTCCCCCATGCTCCGAGCGTGGCCGGCAGCGCGAAGGACGTTGCGTGTGTAGCCCCGGTCGGGCGCAGACCCCGCCGGGGCTACAGAAAAGACCCTAATGGGGTTAGGTTGCCCGAGACCAGCGGGCGTGAAAGGGACTCGCTGTACTCATCCGGCACTTCTTCGCCCTCCTCCTCCATGATGGCCGCAGGCGGCACGCCCCTTGCGATGCGCTTTTCGTTAATGGCCTCTCGCTGCGATGGCGTCGGTTGCAGGGCGCGAGGCGGACGGATGCGCAGTGCCCCCGGTTCGGACTCAAAGGCTCGCTGGAAGCTGAGGGTAAGCTGCTGGGCGGCCTGGTTCAACAACGGCTGGACGGTGTCCCGGCGGATCTTGCGCTCGGCAGACTCGCTGTTGCTGCGGTTCGCGTTCTCACTGTCGAAATACGCTTCCGGGATTCCGGTGACGCGGTAAATGACCTTGTGCGTCAATCCCTGCGCCTCCAGCATCTGAAACGATTCAGGATCGATGCTCAAAGAGTCCGCCTCCATGCCGTGGCCCATCACCGCCACCTCGTTCCCCTCCATGAACCTGCGCCGGAAGGTGTCCCCAAACCGCTTCGCCGTCTCGGGATCGATCTCTTCATCCGTCGTGATTTGGAAGAGTGGCGGGCGCCCCTCCCCAAACGACTGCGCCAGGTACTGTTGTGCATCCAGGTCGGCGCTGATATACTCCGCCAGCGTCTCGATCAGCCCTTGCGACTCGTAGGGCGTGGATGGGTCGATGCGCCGCAGCTCCATCACCTCCTCGGCGGGGATTTCGAGGTCCACGCCGTCGGCACGGTGAAAGACATAGCCCCCGATGCCGCCGTCACTTTCGGGCTTAGGTTGCAGCCGCCCCCACGACGGATAGACCTCCTGGAGACGAGGCTCCAGAGGCACGCCCTCAAAAAGCGCATGCGCGTTCCCCATCAGGTCGCGAGCGAGGAGCAGCCAGTACCAAACGTCGTAGGCGGTCCGGTAGCTGGACGGCTTGCGTAGAAGCTGCGCCCACGGATGCGCCTCCTCAACCTGCTCGTACGTATCACCGACCATGCGCTCCGCCACAAAGCCAGAGCCCTCCAGATCCGGCGTAGCGACCTGCGCAAAAAGTTGCGCGCGGGTGCGCAGACAGGCCTCAAAGGTCCCGCGCAGGCTCTCGCGGGCACTTCTCTGCGTCGGTCGTCCGCGGTCGAAGATTCCGAAGCTCTGCCCGGTTGCGACGGTTGTGGTCGGCACCACGTCCGCACGTGCATCCCAGTCAAACATAATGGAGGGTCAGCAAAATGAGCGTGCCAGTGCAATAGACAGCAACGTGCCCCTGATCCAGTCGTCCGACGTTGGTCTCCACCATGTGGACGCGAGCGGCCACGTCGGCGGCGGCCACGAGTGGGTAAAGCAAAAGCCAAACAAGGATGTGTGTCATGTGGATCATTAGGCAAATGTGAGGCTCGGGCGCGGGGTGTCAATCATCAGCTCGGTCAGCGCCCAGACGAGGGCGTCCATGCGATCAGGTGAGGCGGCGCTGCGGTCTTGCGGGTCGTACGTCGTCATCTGCCGTTCGAGATCAGCATAGACACCAACGTGATGCACGTCCCCTCGTTCATACGGAGCGGCCAGCGGCTCGGCGCGGATCACTTTGCCCCGCGTCGCGCTGACAGTCTCGACGCCCATCTCCCCACCGTAGGCTTGCAGCGTCGACTCCACCATGTCCCCGCCGTAGTTGCGTTCGGCAACGACCTTGTCCGCGCTGTAGGTATCCCGCAGGCGGCGCACAGCACGTGCCCATTCCGGTGGGCTGTAGCGCCCAGAGGCATCTTCGAGAACGTAGGCGGCGCCGTCACGGGCTTTGGCACAGACGACGATCCCCGTCTCGTCAGAATCCGGGCGATGCGTGCCTGCCGGGTCCACGCCGATCACGACTCTGGCCAACGATTCCGGTGCCTCTGGCACACGGCCTTCATCGATCCAGGAGGCACGGAAGATCGCACCTTGCAGCGTGACGAACTCGCCCTCCATCTCTTGGAGGCGCTGCTGCTCCGTATAGCGCTGCCGCAGGCTGTCGATGTAGTGCTGAGGCAAGTACGGGTTCTCCGTCGTTGCGGCACGTACGAGGTAGTGATCCTCCGTGCGGTTGTCAGGGCCGAACACGTCGTAGAGCCAATTTTCCCCGCGCGGCGTCGTTGTGACCCACACGCGACCGGGCTTGAGGCGAACGCGCCCCAGGAGCACGTCCCACGTCTCTTTCTTGCAGTACGCGCCCTCGTCGATCCAAACCCAGCCGAGGTTGGCGCCGCGCAAACGGTCCGGCTTGTCTGCACTGCGGAACAGAACCTCTGTGCCGTCGATGAGCCGCGCCGTCATCTCCGAGCGGTTGAGGTTCACAGTCACGGCGTCGCCCATCTCGCGCCAGACCTTAAGGCTCGCGTCTTTAAGCATTGGGTAGGTAGGGGCAACGACCATCCCCCGGCTTCCGGCGGGCATCCGAAGCGTTGCAAGGGCACCGGCGAAGGTCTTCCCCGAGCCAACGCCGCCGGTGAAGAGGCGGAAGCGGTGCGAAGCCTCCAGAAATGCGTTCTGTTTTAGCGTGGGGCGTGCCTTAATCTCGGCCATCGTCCTCGTTGTCTGGAATGAGGTTGACCACGATCTCCTCGCCGCCCGGCCCGCTGTGCTCCAGCCGCTTCTTGTCGCTCCATTCCAGGCCGTCGCTGATCTTGTCGCCGTAGGTCTTCAGCACCTGCTCAAGCGCCCATTTGTGATCCTTGTTGCCGGGATCGCGCATCATCTTCAGCAGGTACGCTTGAGCTTCGGCGTACGTGTTGGCCCGCGCTGCCTGTATCGCCTCCTTTACGGTCACGTAGCGATCAGCGTAGCGATAGATCGTTTTGGCAGAGCAGCCCAGTCGGCGAGCGGCGCCACGTACGACGCCCCCTGCGGCTTCCAGGGCGTCAATGACTTCTCCGGCGGTGTAGTGCTGTTTACTCATTGCGCGCGTACGCGTAGCGTGACAGTACGACAGGTTATGCTTTTCGGAAGCGCTCCGGGAGGATCTTCGGGACGGCTTTATCCCATGATATTCTATGGTGTAGCCGTTGGTGTTTGTCGCCCATCATACTCACTTTAACGCAAGATGGTGAATACATGACGCTTGTAAAGGATTTGCGATATGTACCATAGTTAAGGTACATATCTGTAAGGCCACCACCTTGCGACTGCGTCGCTCTTTGGTTTAAAGAGCATGGGACAAAAGTGAAGAACAGAAGGCCGATCCGACCAAGACTCACGTACGTGTTGACGTCTTCATTCATCCGCCCGCGAAACCAAAAACGACGGTCTGTGCGAACAAGTTGTGAGTTCATCGCCTTTCTCTTTAACCTGAGGCCGACCGTGTTAGAGTTTTTACCTCCAATAAAGTCGCCCCCTTGCGACAATGCGATGCAGTGTGTTGGCGTCGCATCCATGAATGACATCATCGCCTCAAAGATTAAATCGAGGCTGTTGACTGTTGGCTCACTGGGGATATACTCCCCAAGGGCATCAAAGCGATAACCGAAATATTGATAGTCGTCATCGAGTTGCATATGGTACGTCAACCCAAGGCGTCGCGCAACATCAAAACATGCATTCCGAGGAAACGTGATTGTTGAGCGATCCTTCCTGTTGTTGTCGGCAAGGTCAATCTTGTGATCATATTTTGCCTTGCTGAAGACAACAACATCGTCTCCAAACTTTTGCTTATAACGCTCAAGTTGAGGGTCTTGGTCGTCTACAAGGTAGATGATACGACCAGTGTAGCCAGCCCGTCGCAAAGACGAGTCTGTCAAGATATTATCTGCACGCTTATGCGTTTGGATGATACACGCAAAATCATTGCGGATCATTGCTTACGTGTGGTCTTGGAGGTATGCCTCTCGATAATCTTTTGACATTTGCACAAAGCCCTGCTCAATCGCCTTATCGAAGTCAATAATCACAAGCGCCGAGTCTTCGAACAGGCGCTGCACCTCCGGGGTTGCGTTCGCATAGAACTCCGCGACGGCGTCGAAGCGGATCTCTGTGTGGCGGTGTGCTGCCGTGCGCAGGAATGCCTTTAACTCAGGCGACACATCAGCCGCGTCAATCCTCTCCAGAAGATCCTTCGTTTTGCTGTCGTCGTACAGCTCGTCTATAGAGGGACGCGCGCCCGTCGGCTCATAAACGGGTGTTTCAATCTTTTGCGTGTACTGCTCCTCAGCCTCCTCGCTATCCATCGGCGAGCGTCCCACATCGTCCAGCAGGTCCTCCAGATCACCCCCATCGTACCCCGTGCCCGTCAGCCCATCGTCGGTGGTGTCCAGGTGCTCCAACAGGTCTGCCAGCGGCTCCGACTCCCGCTCGGCTTTCTCCGCGGTGCGGTTGTCGGCCAGCAGAATCCGCATCGCCGTCTCGTCGTCACACTCGACCCGTTCGATGGGCACTTCGGCCAGTCCCACCTCCTGCGCCGCTCGCCATCGGTGCTCTCCGGCGAGGATCTTGCCGGTGGAGTCCCGCACTACAATGCGGCCATAGAAACCGTTTTGACGAATGCTCTCGGCAATCGCCGCCACGTCCCCGTCGTTGGGGTTGGCCGGGTGCGGCTGAATGGTGTCGATGTGCACCCGCTCTTCGGTGCGGTTGATGATCTTGGGCATGGCGGTCGTGTCACTATGAGAGTGTCTCGTCCCCCTCCGGCAGCGCCTCCAGCGTCACGGGCGGCGCGTCGCCTGCGGGCGGGGCTGGCAGCGCCCAGGCGCCCTCGTGATCGCCTGCTTCTACCTGCACAGGCGTGGCCCAGGTACTGGTGATGTCGCTTGTGAAGCCCATCTCCGCGTCGATCTCGGCCAGGGCGGCCTCGGCGGCGTCTTTGGTCTCGTAGATCCAGTACATAGTGGGGGTTGCGATTAGGAGCAGTTGGCGGGGGCGTTCGTGGCGTTGATCGTCCAGTTCGGGGGGTCGCTACAGAGGGCGTCCACCGCGTCCTGCCCGCCCGTGTCCATCTGCGCAAAGTCGGCATTGGGGATGCCAAGCGTGACGCCGCTTTGGAGGTCTGTCTCCGTGTTCGGAGAGCCATCGATCCACCCCGCGATCATGTCGCCCGTCTTTGCGGAGTCGAGAGGTGCGCCCCCCAAGAAGTTCGTGAAGTCGGTGACGTTCGCCACGTCCCACCCTGCGATTGTGCTCGGGTCGCTGACGCTGATGCCGCGGAACATGTCGCGCATGTCCGTCACCTGCGAGGTGTCCCACCCACTTAGCGGCGAAAGGTCGCTGACGCTGGTGCCGCGGAACATGTTGCGCATGTCCGTCACCTGCGAGGTGTCCCACCCACTTAGCGGCGAAAGGTCGCTGACGCTG